TATGAAAGATCCTAGATATGGTAAGGATGTTGGTTATACAGAGAATGTTCAAAGACGATTAGCAGATTCAAATGTATTTAACGTAAAAGGATAACTTGCCTATGGATTTTAATGATCCTTCTTTGCAGTCCCTGCTTTGGGGGCTGCTTTTTTTATGCTCTGAAATAGTGGCTTTATCACCTTTAAAGAGTAATGGTCTTGTTCAGTTTGTTTTAAATATCATCAAACTAATGAAAGTTAGTGGTGTTGGTAAATCTAAATAACTGTTATTATTTAATTACTTCTAGGTTTTCTAAATATTAAGTTGCCCCTTGCGAGGGATAACACCTTGAGAAAGGATTCGCTTAAGAA